AAGATATTAAAGCCCTTTTAGAGATGGCAAACAAGTCTAAGGGTGGTATGTTTGTTGGTATGGCGATTGCCTCCGTTGTTGGTGGCATCATTTCTTTTATTGCAACTAAACTAGTAAGGTGAAATCATGTACGGAAAAACCAAGATGACCAGTTCTAAGATGCCTAAGAAGCCTAAAGGTATGCCTGTAACCATCATGGTTGCTGTTGGTAAACCTAAAGCTCTTCCTACCCGTGGTGGTCGTACTGCTACCAACATGATGAAAAAGTCTGGTCGTAGCAAATGAAAAAGACTGAAGCCAAGATTTCCAAGGTTATGCGAGAGTACAAGGCGGGAACGCTTCACTCTGGCAAAGGTGGTCCAGTGGTTAAGAAGCCGAAACAAGCCCTCGCCATTGCTTTGAGTTCTGCTAATATGTCTAAGCCAACAAAGAAGAAATGAAAACTCCTGCTTGGCAAAGAAAAGAAGGAAAATCTGCTTCCGGTGGCTTGAATGCTAAAGGAAGAGCATCGTATAATGCAGAAACAGGTGGCAATTTAAAAGCACCAGTAAAGTCGGGAGATAACCCTCGTAGGGCATCCTTTTTAGCACGAATGGGCAATATGCCTGGCGCTGAGATGAAAGATGGAAAGCCTACCCGACTTTTACTTTCTCTTAGAGCTTGGGGTGCATCGTCCAAGGAAGACGCTAGGGCTAAGGCTAAAGCGATTTCTAAGAGGAACAAATGAGACCATTATCCGTTGGAGTTAGCCCTGCTGCGGCAACATTGACTACTGTTTACACAGTACCAACGGGCTATTATGCCAAGTTTACTGTCATGTACATCCATAACACTGGTGGATCAACAAAGCACATCACTGTTCAGTGGTATGACGCTAGTACTACGGCTACCTATGACATTCTTACAAGTTATGACTTTACTGCAAAGGCGTACCTTCAGTTTGATGGCAATGCTTATATTGTTTTAGAAGAAGGCGATAAGATTCAAATTACTACGCAATCTGCTAGTACATTCAGTTTTATAGCAACCTTTGAGGTTGAAGGAGCATCAAGATCATGACCTATTTACAGTTAGTTAATGATGTGCTGATCCGTTTACGAGAGACTCAGGTTTCTACAGTAACGGAGACATCCTATTCCACCTTGATTGGCAAGTTTGTCAATGATGCCAAGCGTCAGATTGAAGATGCTTATGCATGGAATGTTCTTGGTCAAACAATCACTATCACCACTACTGCCGGTACTTACATCTATTCGATGACAGGTGCTGGTCAGAAGTTTCAAGTGATGGATGGTCTGAATACTACAGCGAATGTTGGTTTGCAGAATGTAAGTTTCGTGCAAATGAATCGTTACCAGAACTTAGTACCTGCTATCAGTGGTATTCCTGAGTTCTATGCTTTTGATGGTGTAGATGGTAGTGGAGACACTAAAGTAGTTCTCTATGCCCGTCCTGATGGCGTATACAACATCCTGTTTGCTTTGACTATTCCACAAGCAACTCTCTCCTCTGACAGCACTTCAGTCTTAGTTCCTGATGTTCTGGTTGTTCAGAATGCCTATGCTAGAGCCTTGGTTGAGCGTGGAGAAGATGGTGGATTGAATTCCTCTGAAGCATATCAACTGTATCGTTCTATGCTTTCTGATTACATTGCTTTGGAAGGCACACGCTATCCAGAGGCTCAGGAGTTTGTAGCAATATGAGCCAAGCACTCCAAACAGCCAGTATCTCAGCACCAGGCTTCTTTGGTCTGAATACACAAGACTCGCCATTAGATTTGGCTTCTGGCTTTGCTTTGGTTGCAACAAACTGCATCATTGATCAGTATGGTCGTATTGGTTCTCGTAAGGGTTGGGCAAGGGTTAATTCATCTTCTGGAAACCTTGGTGCTAACGATGTTGGTGTTATCCATGAGTTAGTTCAATCTGATGGCACTTTGACAGTTCTGTTTGCCGGAAACAATAAGTTATTCAAGTTGGATGGCTCTAATGCTGTTGTTGAGTTGACCTATGGGGGGGGTGGTACTGCTCCTACGATTACTGCGAGTAATTGGTCATGTGCTTCACTCAATGGGATTACTTATTTCTTCCAAGTTGGTCATGATCCATTGGTGTTTGACCCTGCTGTAAGTACATCTACTTATCGTAGAGTTACTGAGAAAACAGGTTATGTAGGGACTGTTCCTTCTGCGAACATTGCTATTTCAGCATTTGGTCGTTTGTGGGTTGCAGATACTTCTACAGACAATGTAACTGTTTACTTCTCTGACCTGTTAGCCGGTCATATCTGGAGTACAGGAACAGCAGGAAGTTTGAACATTGACAGAGTATGGTCGAATGGTGCTGATGAGATTACAGGTTTGGCTGCTCACAATGGCTTCTTGATCATCTTTGGTAAGCGTCAGATTCTTGTCTATGCCAACGCTACTACGCCTACTACGATGTCTCTACATGACACTGTAGGCGGTATTGGATGCATTGCTAGGGATTCTATTCAGAGTACTGGTAAGGATGTTCTATTCTTGTCTAACTCAGGTGTTAGATCATTTGCCAGAACTATCATTGAGAAGTCTGCTCCTATTGGAGACTTGTCTAAGAACATTAGAAGTGACTTCATGTCGGTCATTGCTAGTGAGACACTTACTAGTATCAAGACTGTTTATTCAGAGACAGAAGCGTTTTACTTGTTGACCTTGCCTACTGTTAAAGAGGTTTACTGCTTTGATACAAGAGGTCAATTACAAGATGGTTCTTTCAGGATCACTAATTGGAACTCTATTGAGCCTACTGCTTTGTTATCACGCAGAAATGGTGATTTACTGATTGGCAAGAATGGATACATTGGTAAGTACAGCACTTATCAAGACCATACATCTTCTTACAGGATGCAGTACTACACAAATCATGCAGACCTTGGAAATGCGAATGTCACTTCCTTGTTAAAGCGTTTGAAAGTGGTTGTGATTGGTGGAACAAACCAGTATGTCACGATGAAGTGGGGATTTGACTTCAGTACAAATTACTTGTCTGCCAATGCTTTGATTCCAGTACAAGGTATTTCTGAGTATGGGATTGGCGAGTATGACATTGCTCAATATTCTGATGGTGTTGCTTTGCAGACCTTGGTAGTACAAGGTAGTGGTAGCGGTAAAATTGTTCAAACTGGCTACGAATCAAACATCAATGGTTCTGCTTTATCTATACAGCGCATTGAAATTCAATCTAAAGACGGGAAAATGTCATGAGTAATTACACGCAAAGTACCAATTTCGCTACGAAAGATTCACTTCCTTCTGGTGATCCACTCAAGATTGTCAAGGGTACTGAGATCAATACTGAGTTTGTCAATATCTCTACTGCTATTGCGACTAAGGCTGATTTAGCATCTCCTACGCTTACTGGAACACCTCTTGCTCCAACAGCATCTTCTGGCACAAACACTACACAAATAGCGACTACTGCTTTTGTTACTACTGCTTTACAGGCTTTGTATCCTGTTGGCTCTATCTACATCAATGCTGGTGTTTCAACCAATCCTGGCACATTGTTAGGCTTTGGTACTTGGACAGCATTTGGTGCAGGTCGAGTGATGGTTGGCTTGAATGCCGGTGATGCTTTGTTTGATACATTGGAAGAAACAGGCGGTAGCAAGGATGCAATCCTTGTTCAACACAATCACACCTTTAGTGCTACTACTGGGAACATGAGTGCAAATTCAACTCATGCTCACCAGATGAAGTACACGGACATCACCAATGAGTCTAGAAACTTTGGAACAGATAACAATGATTCTGCTCAAGGTTATGACTTAACTGGATATGAGGCTTTGAACACAAGTACTGTTGATTTACAGCACACTCACACTGTTTCTGGATCAACTGACAACAGTGGAACAAGCGGTACTAACCTTAACCTTCAGCCATACATTACTGTTGCTATGTGGAAGCGTACAGCATGATTTCACACCACTTCAGTGATGGTTTGTATGCCAAGGAAACCGCATTTGCGGCAGGTACAGCCATTCTGAAGCATACGCATGACTTTAGCCATTTGTCTATATTGGCAAAGGGTAAGGTAGCGGTGATGAAGGGTGAGGAAGTAGAAGTTATTGATGCGCCAGCTTGCATTGAGATCAAGGCAGGTTTAACACATGGTGTTAAGGCGCTTACGGATTGTGTTTGGTTTTGTATTCACGCCACTGACGAGAAAGACCCGTCAAAAGTGGACGATATTTTGATTGGAGTTTAATATGCCATGGATAGCAGCAGGTGCTTCATTAGTTGGTGGTTTGTTGGGTGGTAGTTCTGCAAGGAAAGCCGCCCAGACACAAGCCGATGCACAAGTTAAAGCGGCACAGATTGCGGCTGATGAAGCTCGTTTTCGACCAGTAGGTGTTACGACACGATTTGGTCAGTCAACTTTTCAGACTGATCCAACGACAGGTCGTGTTACTGGTGCGGGTTATACGCTAGACCCTCAACTAAAGGCTATGCAAGACAGGTTCTTGGGCATGGCTGGTACTGGTTTAGATCAAGCACAAGCG